ACTAGTTCTCCTACTTCTTGAAAACTAACAGGATTACTAGTTCCTAAGTCATATATACCTGAAGGATTGTCATTGTTAAGAACAGTCTCTACTATATCTCCTACCCATATAAAATCTCTTAAAAACTTATTAGATCCCTTAAATAGTTTGAGTTTACCTGTTTCTTTAATTTGTTTAGTGAATTTATGAACAGGACTCGCTTGATCTCCTTTATGATCTTCTCCCTCTCCATACACGTTAAAGTATCTGAAGCTCTGGATAGATGAGAACTCTTTCATGTGGTCGTGAATATAATAATCCATCTGCAACTTGGTAATTGCATAATAATTGAGTGGATTAACTATACCTTCTTGATTGCCGTAGATAGATGCAGAGGAAGCAAACTTGACTGGTATTTGATATTGTATTGCTTTTTCAAATAGTTCTATAGAGAACCATACATTCATGGCATGGAGTTTATCAATATTAGTTTCTGTTGTATCTGAGATGGCTCCTTGATGTAGTATGAGAGATACTTTATCCCACTCTTTAAATAATCCTATCCAATCCCATGCGTCCTTCTCACCTACGGTCACTATCTCTTCATTAGAGTATTCTAAGAGATATTTGAGGAAATTCTGACCAATGAATCCTTTTGATCCAGTAATTACTATCATGAGGTGGACACCTGAGAAACCGCCACATACTATTTTGCATTTCTGACGGAATGTACTATAATATTATCATCCACACAGAATTTATGCAACTCACTGGTTCTGAAAAATTGATTTTCATTACATCATTCATGGTTCTTATGAACTGGGGTGTACGTGTTTCTCAACTGGTAATTAACAATGCTCTTTCTTAGTCATTCTGGTTACAAATATTCTACCAAGAGGTGCGAGAGCATCGTGACTTGGTTCGTGGATAAGTATCTCCCACGCCATAAGATCTCCGTCCATGTAGACCATAAGGGCCTACTTAAGGAAGGTGTATTTGGTTGGCAGTGGTCTACTGATTCTGATTCTAGACCTCGTGAATTTGAGATCGAGATCCATAATCGCTTGTCAGTAGAAGAGTACACCAAGACTCTCTTACATGAACTGTGGCACATATTACAGCATGTGCGTGGTGATTTAAGGGATAAGCGTAATCAACGCCTTTGGAAGGGTATAGACCACTCTCAGACAGACTATAGTGACCAGCCATGGGAACTAGAGGCACAACGTATGGAAGAGGTTCTTTATCGTGAATACAAAGCTGTTGACAACTAAATAGATTGATGCCATAATGGTATCATTAGCAACCTACTTAATCCCTAAACGTCATATTAAGTCAAGGATGCACCTAAACAAACACAACGGAGGTTAAACTCATGGCTAGTCCATTTCCAGGTAGTGCAGTATTTTTAGATCTGCCATTTCCCATTGAACCTGATGAATATGATTATGAAGATACACGGATTATTGTAATAAAGAAAGATCCGCTTGTATCTCCCCTTAAAAATATTGTAGTAAATCTAAAAGAATCAATAGCACCTACTCAATTCCAACGTCCTGAATCTTGGACACCTAAAGAGAAAAAGAAATTCTGGTTATCTTTGTTAATGAATAGGATTGAAGGTGTAATAGTTGTTGTTGATATTCAAGCAGCTCTTCATCGTGTTGAGCAATTAAATCCTTCTGATAGGGCAGTAGGAATATATAAGCATCTCTTAGAGAAAGGATATGAATTTATTATTCTTGATGGGAATAATCGTTTGAAATTCCTGTTGGCACTACTCAATGATGAGTGGGCAATTCCAGAAGGTAAGTATGAATATATCAGGGATCTTCAGGATTCTTCTACTTCACCTTTCAAGGTAACAAGGAAGAAGAATAAGTTTTCTGATTTACCACAGGCAGTTCAGACAACTTTAAGGAATCGTTGTTGTATAATCAGCGAATACACCCAAATTGGATATGCTGGATTATCTGATGTATTCACCAACACTAATGCTGGTGTATTTCCTAATCCACAAGAAATTCGTAATGCCTCTAAGAGTCTTTGGTCAGATTTTGTTCGGCATCTTGACCAGTCTCTTCGCACTTCAGGTTTGATGGGTAAGATGTTCACCGATCCTCTTAAAAGGTATTGTGGACAAGATTGGATAACCGAGTGTCTTGATTTTGCTCTCAATTCTATTGAGATTAATGAGGAAGAAAATGATGAGTTTTTTCCTATTTCTCAATCCAGTAAGACAAGGCTTTATGGAAGCACCTTCCTAACTAAGGAAGATCAAAAATTTTATATTGAGACTTTTAATAATCTCTCTCAATATATCACTCAAATGATTGAGAATAAAGTTTTGGATGAGAAATCTCTCAAGCGTAAAACAACAGTACAAAATTTGTTCTGGATGTTATGCAATGGAATTCTTACTTACGATCAAGCAGTTGAAGCTGTTAAGTTGCATGAGAAAGAATATCTTAGGAAGGATAAGTTCTTTACTGATGTAAAAGAATTTGCAGAGAATCAAGAAGTAGTGGGTGAGGATCTTACATTCAAAAACTCTTGTGAGGGATCACGTTCGATCAATATTGAACACCGTTATTTGATTCTGAGTGAGATTGTTGCAAAAGTGAAGAAAGAATTTTATTCTGATGTTAGTGGAATAATGGTTGGGAGTGAAACTCTCTAAACTGGCACAAGGGGGATTTACTTCCCCCTTTTTTTATATTATATTGAATTCAATTAAGGAAACTTATGTACTATTCATTAAACAGTTCGCAAGCAACTTCTAGGAGGATTGAAAACTTACAACTTTCTGATAATGAGGTTGATGATCTTCTTCTTTCTCCTCAAGGAAGGAAAACTATTGGATACAATTATCTCGTGAGTGAAAATCGTGCAGTGGAGATTGCCTACGATAAAGAAGGTAAAAACTATAACGTAAGTTATGGACCTAATCGTGCTCAGATGAGGGCCAATAAGTAACTGGCACAAGGGGGATTTACTTCCCCCTTTTTTTATGTTATACTTTCGTTAATTCAAATCTTTCAATGAAATCTGAATTTCTCTATGTCAAACCTAAATCTAAAGAGGCTAATTCTCGCTTCGTAAATAAGATGGATAGGTTACATTCATGTAGGATAGATAAACGTGAGGATGGTAGAGTATTTCTATCATCTATTTCAGGTAGGTATCTATTTTCTATTATGGAGAGTGACGACAAAGACTGGGAGGTAATTAAATGACCGATTTAGAAAAATGGGATCGGGCTAAAACTTTATTGTTAGAATCATTGTATAAACCTGATGATAGATTGAGGGGATGTGCCTTCAATCAAGGGTGTAAAGATGAGTTGATGGCAATGAGGGATGAGGTAATTGAAATTGTTAGATCAATGAAAAATCCTCATACACCACCATTAGAATTTGGTAAGAAAAATAATCACGTAGAACCCACCGTTAATACACCACATGGTGATATAAGTGAAACTTTAATGAGTGGTGCGTTAGGTGCTTATTACATGTCCGATCAAAGAGAGTATTAATCATGTTAAGTAAAGACAAAGTAAGGAATCAAGTTAAATCAAGATTTTATTACATCTTTTGGGGTATTGCCACATTCTCAGTAGTAGCAGGCCAAGTGTATGTTGGATCAGGATATAGAGTTTTTTCTGAGTCACTAAATAGAATTTTTGATACCATTGAAGTTCAAATTAATGATGACTATGAAAGATTCTATTGAGGAGCAGAGATGTATTGATGACGACTATGAGGTAGTCAATCAATACTATAGGGCTAAAAGGTTGCATCCTAATATTCCTTTTTATCTTCAAGATGAAAAAGGAGAGACCTATGTGTTTGGGTGGGATTTAATATATCAATACATTGGCAAACTTACACAATGAAGATATATTTCATAAGTCTAAAGAGATTATTAAAGTCCTAGATATATTACATACTTTATGTTATAATATCAACATATTCCACTAAAAACCATGATTAACCTAGACGAGCGATACCACTCTTACTTAGATGGTAGTAAGAAGATGAGAATTGATGGTATAGAGGAGAGGGTTAAAGCATATGGATGGCATTGTGACGGCAATGACATTAAAGGACATTATGTAACAACAGAGAATTATCAGTTATTCTATAACATGGAGGGGCTCTTCACCAACATGGTGGCAATTAGGGAACTGTCCACTGTCACTTGACTTTCACTCGTGAATATGGCATTATATAAATGTTAAAACTTCTTCATTATGGCATACAGGGGTAGGTGGAGTCAATCTTATATCAAAGGATTGACAAGAGAACAGCATCGTGTAAACAACGAGTGGTTTAACAAAATGCTTTACATGCTAAAAGATGATGGCGAACTTTATGTTCCAATGTTAGGTAAAACATTCAACAAATCTGGTCAGGAGGTGCTTTCGTGAAAGAAGATTTTTTAAATCAAACTGATGAAATGATTGAAAAGTTTATCAGTGAATGTGAAAAGGAGGCTTCTAAGTTAGAAATCACAGTTGATTACTACATCGCTGAGTTCCTTGTTTGACAAATAGTACCCTATCGGTTATACTGATAGGGTATTTTAATATATACAATTAGTTTTGGAGATTATTATCTAATGACTGCAGATAGACGTTGGAAAGTAGTAGAACTTTCAACAAATGGATGGACAACTTTTGATCCAAATGCCGTAAATTTAACCAAAGAGGAGTGTGATAAGTGGTTGAAACATGCAGTTGATTCTGGAGTGGCACCAAATAGGTTGCAAGCAATTCCTACAGAGATGCCTGATAGTGGATTAGAAAGTATTGACCCAGAATCTAATCCAAGTGGCCCAAGATATGTATGAACCTCAAGTCGATGATTATGTAATTTGGAAACGTCCAAATGGCGATTGGGAAGAGGGATGGGTATATTTTAAGGGTGATCCAGTAGACAATGAGAAACGCACAAAGCAAGGATGGAACCCATTGTCTCAGTATGTTACTATAGAAGTTGTTGTATATCCTAAAAAAGAATGTACTTACACTTCTGGTAAACCAATGAAACATAAGAACGTACATGTTACGTTACTATGTAATAAAGAAAACTGGAATGAGTTAGAATATGTAAAAAATAGAAGAGATCAAGCATCTCTTGATATGTACAAATCCCAAGAAGGAAGGCATCCTGATTATTGATGAAAGATACAATATTATTTGGTGATTGTCGTGAGACACTATCACAAATTGATGAAAAGGTGAGGATG